TAATGGATTGTTTGAAATCAAATATGTTGAAACTGAAAATCCTTTCTATCAAGCCGGCAAACTATACACCTATGAACTTACATGTGACCTCTTCCGATACTCCCACGAAGACTTTGACACGGGAGATGACCGTGTTGACTCATTAACAACTGACCAAGTTGATTCTGTCACGGGTGGCATAACAATTCCATCTGACCCGTTTGCAGATAATACTACTATCGAAACACTCGGTGATGGAATATTTGACTTCACAGAAAACGACCCATTCTCAGAAGGTGATTATAAGTAATGTTTGGCGACCATTTTTACAACAAGAGTATTCGTAATACTGTAATTGCTTTTGGATCATTATTCAACAACATCAAGGTATCTCGAAAAAATTCAGCCGGAGTTGAAATCAAGCAAATCAAGGTTCCAATATCCTATGGAAACCAAGCAAAGTTCATTCGTAGATTGAGGGAAGACTACCGATTATCCAATCCAGATAAAACAGAGGTGAGTATGACTCTTCCTCGAATTGGATTTGAATTATCATCGGTTGAGTATGATACTGCTAGAAAAATTAATACACTCAATCGACTCAAGGCCTATAATTCATCACTCACTACTGCCCAAGTAAAATCAAATTATTCTTCTGTTCCATATAATTTAAACTTTGGTCTGTATATTATGACTGAAACTGTGGATGATGGACTACAGATATTAGAACAGATTGCTCCATACTTTACACCAGAATTTACAGTTAATTTAAATCTCGTAGATGACCTTCACCAAAAAGTAGATGTTCCAATTGTTTTACAAAGTACAAGTGTAGAATCAGATTATGAAGGAGCATTTGATGATATTCGGTCTGTTATGTGGAATCTTGAATTTGTTGCAAGGTCTTATATGTACAGCCCAGTTAAAACATCTGGTGTTATCAAGACGGCTATTACTGTTCAATATGACAATACTCTAGATTCTACTTTCAGTGGACTTACGGGTGCTCTATCACGAATTGATATTACATCCAATCCAGCCGGCGCTACATATGGTAGTGATTATGATTATACAATAACAACCCGTGTACATGGTATGACGGGTACAGACGGAATTGATTCAGCAGGTAATACATTAGCATGAGTAAAAGCGTAGACGAAAAACTTTCAGAAGCATTAGACATCGAATATACAAAAAAAGAAATCCAAGAAACAGAACCAAAAGCCATCAAGGCATACGAACCTGAACTCAACAAGGATTATAAAGATGTTCGAAATAATTTGCACCACATTATTGACTCTGGACAGGTTGCAATTGATGGCATCTTGCGGGTGGCGTCTGAGGGCGAATCCCCACGAGCATATGAAGTTGTATCACAACTCATAAAAAGTGTTTCCGATGCAAACAAAGATTTAATCGACCTTCATAAGAAAATGAAGGATATAAAAAAAGAAGACCCCGATGGGCCAATTGCGGGGACTATCACAAACAATACCTTATTCGTTGGTTCAACAAAAGAATTACAAGATATGGTAAAACAAAATGTTAAACAAATAGAATGTAATTTGATTGATGCCGAGGTAGTTGATGGCAAACAAGAGTAATCTTTATCTTGGTAACCACAATCTAAAGGCTTCAAATGTTCCTCAAGAATTCACCAAAAAACAGGTTGAGGAATATTTGAAGTGTGCGGCCGATCCATTATACTTTATTAAAAGATATGTCAAAATCATCACACTTGATGAGGGACTACAACCATTTGAACCTTGGGACTTTCAAGAAGACCTTTTAGGAAAAGTTCACGATAATCGTTTCGTGATTTGTAAATTCCCCCGACAAACTGGAAAATCGACAACTGTTGTTTCCTATATTCTTCATTACATTCTATTCAATCCAGAAGTTAATGTTGCAATTCTTGCCAACAAACTTGCGACTGCAAGAGAATTGTTGAATAGACTTAAACTTGCATATGAACATCTCCCAAAATGGTTACAACAAGGCATTGAAGAATGGAATAAAACAAACATCGAATTAGAAAACCATTCCAAGGTTATTGCTGCTGCGACTTCATCCAGTGCAGTTCGTGGTGGTTCGTTCAATATGATTTTTCTTGACGAATTCGCATATGTTCCGCCGGGTGTTGCTGAAGAATTCTTCAGTTCAGTTTATCCAACCATTTCATCTGGTAAAGAAACAAAAGTTCTGATTGTATCCACACCCAAAGGACTAAACATGTTCTATAAGATGTGGATTGATGCAGAAGAGAGAAGAAGCGAATATGTTCCCGTTGAGGTTCATTGGAATCAAGTGCCGGGAAGAGATGAAAAGTGGAAACAACAAACAATTGCGAATACCAGCGAGGAACAATTCCGATGTGAATTTGAATGCGATTTTATTGGTAGTACACAAACTCTCATTGATTCTAAAAAATTAAAGTGTTTGACATGGAAAACACCTGCCGAAAAAACAGATGATGGTATTAAAATATACGAAAAATCAAAAGAAGACCACCAATATGTTATGTGTGTTGATGTCTCTAGAGGAAAAGAATTAGACTATCATGCAATAACTGTTGTTGATATTACGGAAACCCCATATAAAGTTGTATGTACATTTAGAAACAATACGATGTCACCTATGGTTTTACCCAACTTGGTGTTTCGTATAGGAAACAAATACAATACAGCACACGCACTTATTGAAATTAATGATATTGGTGCTCAAGTTGCAGACATTCTCCATCATGACCTAGAATATGATAATATTCTTGTTACATCTGTGCGTGGAAGAAAAGGTCAAACTCTTGACGGTGGATTTGGTGGCGCACAAAGTCAATTGGGTGTCAGAACCACGAAAGCAGTTAAGAGATTGGGTTGTTCTATCATAAAATCTATGGTAGAAGAAGATAAAATATTAATTGAAGACTTTGATACAATAGAAGAAATGGTTTCCTTTGTAGCAAAAGCTAATTCATATGAGGCAGAAAAGGGACATCATGACGATTTAATGATGACTTTAGTTCTTTTTGGGTGGTTAACAACCCAATCTTACTTTAAAGATTTAACTAACTTTGATTTAAGAAAGAATCTATTTCAAGAAAAAATACAAAAATTAGAAGATGAGTTAACTCCGTTTGGATTTATAGATGATGGCCGTAATATGGAAAACGGGCCGACCATAGATATAGATGGAGATGCATGGTACGGTGTCAACGATGATAATCGTAACCACGACTTTAAATGGTAAATGTCGAATCATTGCAAATTATAAATATCTCTGAACACCCGCTCAGAAGAGTTAACTTTAAGGAGAGATAATATGGGATTCCAAGTCAGCCCAGGCGTAAATGTAAAAGAAATTGACCTGACCACCATTATCCCAGCAGTGGCCACTACAAGTGGCGGTATTGCTGGTGCATTTCAATGGGGCCCGGCCAAACAACGAATTCTTGTGGATAGTGAAGCAAATCTCCGTGATCTCTTTGGTGATCCAAATGATGACACATACGAATACTTCTTCACCGCAGCAAACTTCCTTGCCTATGGAAATAATCTACAAGTAGTCCGTGTAGTTGGTGCATCAGCAAAAAATGCTGGTGATGCCGCAGGACTATTAATCAACAACGATGAACACTACGATAGTATCAGTAACTTTACTTCGAACAATTGGGTTGCTAAATATCCCGGCGTTCTCGGAAACAGTCTAAAGGTTTCAACCTGTGACAGTTCTGCTGCATTCTCAAGTTCACTTTCGGGTGTTCAAGGTTTATGTGCAGCTGCATCAGTCGGTGCAACATCACTCCATCTAGGACTCGGTGCAACAGCAACCGTATCGGTTGGAGATGCTCTAGTAATTGTTGATACCGCAACAGGAGAACATGACGCTGTTAAGGTTACTGCTCTTTCTGCCCATGCTGGTGGTTCAACTGCAACTATCTCGCCTGCATTAACAAAAGCACTAACTGCTGGCGCAACTGTGACTCGTAAGTGGGGATTCTACAATAATGTAGACTCTGCTCCTGGCACATCCGATTGGTCAACAAAGAACAACAATGCAACTTCAGTCGATGAACTTCATGTGGTTGTCTATGATGCAGATGGTACATGGTCTGGAGTAGAAGGAACCGTTCTTGAAACGTGGCCATTTATGTCTAAGGCATCAAATGCACGAACAGACCAAGGTGGAGTCAACTACTACAAAGAGAAAATTAACAAAGCTTCTAAGTACATCTACTGGGGTGGACATGTTGGCACAACCAACACCGAATGGGGTTCTGCACTGACAGGCGGAACTACATACGGAACGAATGCCACAGCAGACTATTCAGCACTTGCTGGTGGTGTGGATGACAACGGCGCAACTGAAATTAACAACGATATTCTTGATGTTGACCAAGGTTACGACCTGTTCAAAGATTCAGAAACAGTCGATGTTTCACTTCTACTCGGTGGGCCTGGTAATGCTGCAAATGGTCAATTCTTAATTGACGAAGTTTGTGACAAGAGAAAGGATTGCGTTGCATTCCTTTCACCAGCATCGGCCGATGTAGTTGATGTTCTAAACACAACTACGCAGAAAGACAATGTTGTTGACTATAGAGACAATCAATTAAACAGAAGTTCTTCATACGCTGTTCTTGATAGTGGTTACAAGTATCAATTCGACCGTTACAACGATGTTTTCCGCAATGTTCCCCTTAATGGTGATGTTGCAGGACTTTGTGTAAGGACGGATGAAGTTGCTGACCCTTGGTTCTCCCCTGCTGGATTTAACAGAGGACAAATCAAGAGAATCACACGACTTGCATTCAATCCAAGAAAAGCACACCGTGATGAACTCTACAAGGCCGGAATAAACCCAGTGGTTTCCTTCCCAGGCCAAGGAGTTGTACTCTTCGGTGATAAAACACTTCAGGTAAAACCAAGTGCATTCGACCGAATTAATGTTCGTAGATTATTCATTGTTCTTGAGAAGGCAATTGCAACTGCTGCTAAATTCCAACTCTTTGAACTTAATGATTCATTCACTCGAGCACAATTCCGAAATATGGTTGAACCTTTCCTCCGTGATATTCAGGGACGAAGAGGTATTACCGACTTCAAAGTTGTGTGTGACGAATCAAACAACACTGGAGAGGTTATAGATAGAAATGAGTTTGTTGCAGACATTTATGTTAAACCTGCTCGTTCGATTAACTTCATTCAGTTGAACTTCATTGCAACCCGTACTGGCGTGGACTTCTCAGAGTTAACAGGCTAAATTAAAGGAGAGAAATTATGCGTATTGATGAATTTAAAGGAAGACTTCGTGGTGGTGGCGCTCGTGCCAACCTATTCCGATGTAATGTATTCTTTCCTGCCGTAGTTAACCAACAGGGAGACGCAGCTGAGGAAATTCAATTCTTAGCACGGTCGGCATCTTTGCCTGGTTCGACTATTGAGGTAGGAGAAATTCCTTTCCGTGGAAGAACATTAAAAATTCCAGGCAACAGAACTTTTGAAGCATGGACTTTGACGATATATAATGACACGGATTTCAATATTCGTAACACATTTGAAAACTGGTCGGATGCAATCAACACACATGTTGGTAATGTTCAACGAGTTCCAGGCAACAATGTCTTCGCAGACCTCTTTCAAAGAGCAACAGTTGACCAGTTGGATGGACAAGGAAATACAATCAAAAGCTATACTTTCGAAAATGTTTGGCCTTCATCGGTCGGTTCAATTGACTTAAGTTATGACGCTACATCAGAAATTGAACAATTTGAAGTGACATTAGAGTATTCCCATTGGGAGTCTGATACGACTAACTGACGGATTTCCCGTCTTGTAAAATCAAGGATATTATATTATGGCAATTAACTTTTTCGGTTTTTCCGTAAGTAGAAATAAAACACAGCCCGAAGCCCCATCTGGGCCTATTAAATCGTTTACTCCACCAGAAGCAGATGACGGTGCTGCTGTTATTGAAGCTGGTGGTCTTTACGGTCAATATGTTGACCTAGACGGGACAATTAAAAACGATATTGATATGATTATCAAATATCGTTCGATGATTTTACATCACGAAGTCGATGCTGCGGTTGCCGATATTGTTAACGAAGCCGTAATTACAACGGAATCAAAACCACCTGTTCAACTAGTTTTAGACGATGTTGAACTTTCTGATAATATCAAAGAGACTATAACAGAAGAGTTTGATAAAATTCTTCACCTTTTGGATTTTAATCGGAGAGGTGATGAAATTTTCCGAAAATGGTATATTGATAGTCGTCTTTACTATCACACCATCATCGATGAAAACCATCCCAAAAAAGGTATTCAAGAACTTCGTCCTATCGACCCAACGAAAATTCGAAAAGTCAAAGAGATTAAAAAAGATAAAATGTCTCTTAAAGGGCCAGGTGGTGCATCAGGTGAAACATCGCTCATAACAGGACATTCTGAGTATTACATCTTTAATGATAAAGGTAATCCATATGAAGGATTCGGAACTAATCTTAAGATTTATCCCGACAGTATCATATACACCCACTCAGGACTTTATGACTATCCAAATAAAAGAATTGTTGGATACCTACACAAAGCAATCAAACCACTTAATCAATTAAGAATGATTGAAGATTCTGTTGTTATCTACCGAATCGCTCGTGCTCCTGAAAGACGAATATTCTATATCGATGTTGGTTCACTTCCGAAGATGAAGGCAGAACAATATCTTCGTGATATTATGAATCGTTATCGTAATAAACTAGTGTATAATGCAAACACTGGTGAAATTGCAGATGATGCTAATCACATGTCCATGCTTGAAGATTTCTGGTTACCACGAAGAGAAGGTGGTAAAGGTACAGAAATCTCTACACTCGATGGTGG